CGGGGACGCCCGCATGACGGCCGACAAGCCCCTGACGCCCGTGCTTGCAGTCCCCGGCATCGAGCCGGGAGCGGAACCGGCCAAGCTGCAACTGCCGCCCGGCCTGACCGTGGCGGAGATGCTGCCGCTTGCACTACCCGGCGCATCGCAGGCGGACCTGGACCACTGCCGCGTCGCCCTGGTCACGCCGGAGGGTATGTCGATTGTCCATCGCGAGCATTGGGCGCGCCTTCGGCCCCGGCCGGGCGTGCAGGTCGTCATCCGGCTGATCCCGCGAAAGGATGCCCTCCGGTCCGTGATGACCGTGGTCGTGGCGATCGCCGCAGTCGCCGTGGGCGCCTTCTACGGTGCCGGCTTCGCGGCCGCGATCGGCCTCGGCACCGGGACGGCCGCTGCGGCCGCCGGCACCGCGATCCTGTCCTTGGGCGTGAACCTGGTCGGGAACATGCTGATCAACTACCTGATCCCGCCGGTCACCCCGCCGTCGCAGGACAAGACCCGCGATACCTATTCGATCACGGGCCTTCGCAACCGCCTTGAGCCGGACGGCGCCATTCCCATGGTCATGGGCACCGTGCGATTTGCGCCTCCCTTCGCGGTGCGGACCCACACGGAGATCGTCGGTGATCTCATGTTTGTTCGTACGGTGCTCAATCTCGGTGAAGGTGAGCTGGAGATCGATGATATCCGCATCGGTGAAACCAGCCTGGGTGAATACGACGACGTCGCCACCGAGCTGCGCTACGGCGTCGCAGGCGAGGACCCATGTTTTCTCTACCCCCGTCAGGTGGTCGAAGAGCAGATCGGCCTGGAACTCACCCGCCCATTGCCGCGGGACAGCCTGGGGGAATACGTCGACGGCGAGGCCGAAGAGACCCCCGTGGTCAGGACCTGCGGCCCTGACGCCAGCGGTGCCAATGTCATCATCGCGTTCCCGGGTGGCCTGGTTCGCTTCAATGATGAAGGCAAACGCCGCAGACGCACTGTCGTCGTGCGCATCGAGCAGCGGCTTGCCGAAGGTGACGAATGGCAGGAGGTCACCACGCTGGAAATCTCTGCCAAGAAGCCGGAGGGCTTCTTCCGCCAGCACAGCTGGACCTTCCCGACGCGCGGGCGCTGGCAGGTCCGGCTCACCCGGATGACGGACGAGAGCAAGAGCGACCAGGTGCAGGACAGCTCCGCGTGGGCGGCCCTGCAGACGCTGCGACCGGAATACCCGATCAACTACCCCAAGCCGTTGGCGCTACTCGCACTCCGGATCAAGGCTACCCATCAGCTCAATGGCGCTCTGGACAACGTCTCAGTGATCGCTCGCCGGGTCTGTCTCGACTGGGACAGCGATACCCAAACTTGGATCAGGCGCGCGACGAAGAACCCGGCCTCGCTCTACCGCCTCGCCCTCCAGCACGCCTCGAACCCGAAGCCCGTCGCCAACGACGGGATCGATCTGGACGCGCTCGCAGCCTGGCACGAGTTCTGCGAAGCGAACAGCCTGACCTACTGCCGCGTCCTCGAGGACGCAGACGTGCCCCTTCGTGAGGCACTGACCGAGATCGCCGCCGCAGGCCGGGGACGGCCGCGGCACGACGGCACGAAATGGACCGTGGTCATCGATCGCCCCGGCGGGCTGATCGTCGATCACATCCATCCGCGCAACTCGTGGAACTTCAGCCTGACCCGCACCTATACCGATCCCCCGGATGGGCTCCTGGTGAAGTTCCAGGACGCCTCGAATGACTACAAGGATGCGCAGCGGATCATCCCCTGGCCGGGCTTCGAGGGGGAGCCGTCGCTTCTGGAGACCCTCGATCAGCGGGGCAACACCGACGCCGAGAGCATTTTCCGGGAAGGATATCGCCGCGCACTGGAGGTCAAGTATCGCCCGGACGTGTTCGAGGTCACGCAGGACGGCAGCGTCCGTGTCGCCACCGTCGGCGACAACGTCAGCGTCACCTACGACGTGCTCGACACCGTGCAGATCGCCGCGCGTGTGGTGCAGGTCGAAGGGGCGATGATCGAGCTCGACGAGATCGTCACCATGGAGGCGGGCAAGAGCTACGGGATCCGGTTCCGTAAGTTCGCGGAGACGGCCGAGGGCGAGGCCCCGGATACCATCGGCACGAGCCTCGTGCGGACGGTGCGCGCGGTTCCCGGGGAAACTCCCGTTCTGACGCTGGAAGGAGGCGGTGACGCTCCAGGCGTGGATGACTGGATCCTCTTTGGCGAGGCGGGCAGCGAGAGCTTCGTCGCCCAGGTGACCGCCGTAGAGGCGACCGAGGACATGTGCTCGCTCCTGCGCCTGGTCGACGCCGCTCCGGAAATCGACCAGGAACTCGCCGCGCTCGAGATCCCCGCCTGGTCCGGCCGGGTCGGTGCGTCGATCGAGGAGAACCTCGAGCAGCCCTCCGCACCTCGCTTCACCAGCGTGACCTCCGAGGTGGATCCGAGCGAAGAGGGCTTCTCTGCACTCTTCCCCATCGGTGCCAGCCTTCCTGTCGATTTCCTGATCGAGCCCGGCAGCGGGACCGTGGAAGTTGCCTACATCGTCGTGGAGTATCAGGAGGACGGAGATCCGGACTGGATCAGCCAGACCATCCCGGTGGGCAACGGCGGTGGCCGGACGCCGGATTACCCTCTGGGGACGGTCATCAATCTCAGAGCCTACGCGATCACGCTCGCCGGCGTTCCGGGCCCCACGACGCCCGGGATATCGATCACGGTTGGCGAGGATGCGGCTCTTCCGGCCGCGCTCGACGATGAGGCGATTTCCATCACCACATTGCTCGGGGGTGCGTTGATCCAGTTCGCCACCACCGATGATGTGACCACCACGCAGGTGCAGCTTTATCGATCGACATCCGACACGCTCGATCGAGAGACCGACGCCGTCGGCGCGCCCATCGCTGTCAGTCCCCTCCAGACCTTCTCCACCACCGTTGGCGACACCGGCCGAAACGACCTGGTCACCGGCGGTGAAATGAACGATGCCGGCGCCTGGGCGCTCGATGCCGGCTGGGCAATCGCCGCCGGCGTCGCGACCCATACAGCGGGAACCGCCGACGATATCAGCCAGGCACTGCCCATCACGCCCGGGAAGTACTATCGCATTGGCCTGACCCTGACAGATGTCACCGCCGGCACGATCACGCCGTATCTGCTGGGGGGCTCGGATCGCGCGGGCGTCGGATTGTCAGCGGCGGGAACCTTCAGTGATCGCATCCAGGCGGTCACTGACAATACCCATCTGGCATTCCGCACAGACAGCGCATTTGCCGGTTCCCTCGACAAGGTCGTTGCCTACATCGAAACGGCAGGCTGCCTCAATCAGGGCACCCACTACCTCTGGCTCGAGCCGCAAAGCGCTGAGGGGCTACCCGGGCCGGCGAGCGGTCCTTTCGAAGTCCAAATCGTCTGACAGACCACAGCCCCCGCCGTAACCACATCCCCGGCCCACTGTCGTCGGCGGCGTGGCAGGTCGATCGAATGGGGCGCCGGCTCCTATCGGAGCCGGCAATATCTAATCGTTTGGGGAAGTCGCATGTCAGGTAACGGGGAACGCAGCACGGATCTCGCAGAACTTGCCTTTGCCGATGATCTGATCGGGAATTACGGCGGCAATATCGGTCGGTTTCCGCTGGCCGGGCTCAAAGCGCCCGGCCTAATCACAGACCTGGTCTATGACGACCCGGCAGCCTTGATCGCTTCAGCGGAAACGTATCGGGGGTCGGGGGCGCTCTGGCAGACAAAACAGGGCTACAAGTACATCGAAGCGCCCGTCGTTGTCGTGGATGAGCACCTGATCACATCCGGCGGCGTCAAGCTGTACATCAGCGGTGAGATCAACCTCATGGCGCTGGGGGCTGCCGCAGATGGTGTGACGGACGACGGCCCGGTGCTCGAGAAAGCCATGGATGTGGCGGTCGCGACCGGTCGATACGAGGTATTCGTCCCTGCTGGAAGCTATGTGATCCATCAGGTCGCAATGCGCAGCGGTATCAAGTTTCGGGGGACGGGCTACGAGCGGAATGTGAGCGAAGGGGTCGCCACCAAGGGCGGTGCGATCTTCACCAGAACAGCCGCCGTCCCGATCCTCGAGGCCATCGGCTCCAGTGTCCGTTCGGCTGCGCACGCGCCTCTCAGTGCGATGGAGTTCGAGGGGATCATGTTCGATGGTGCGGAGTATGTCGCAGACCTGTTCACAATGCGGGCCTGCACGACCGGTCACTTCAGTGGTTGCATGTTCACGCGGTGTGCGGGCGCTCGCTGGCTGGAGCTGACAGAGGTGTGGGACACGGTTTTCGAGGCCTGCCGCTTCGAGCAGGGTGGTAGCTCCGACGGGACTGTGCCGGGCCTCGAGATGATTTCTGGGGCGGATGGGGGCGGTACGGATTGGGAACGCACCAACCATATCCACTTCAGCGACTGTACGTGGGAGAACTTCCCAGGCACCGCGATCAAGACGACGTCGCGCGAGGTGAACTACTACTCGAACGAGATCTATTTCGCCGCCTCCAAGGTCGAGAGCCGTCCGAGTGATCAGCCGCTCGTTGATTTCGAGGATGCCAGGACGGTCTACCTTGGCGGGCTTCAGGTGACCGCGATGGGAACGCCTGCCACCGCCCTCGCCGCTCCGATCCGGATTTCCGGGTCGTCCGGGATCGTCGGGGCAATTCAGGCAGAGTTTATCACCGGCGGGGCCGATTGGTCCGCGTTTGTGAATGTCGAGACGTCGTCCGACGTTGATCTGCTGCTGCGGTGTTATGGTGCATACGCCCCGACCTCCGGCTATGCCGTTGAGACGGACGGCAACAATTCGGAGACCATGCATTTTCGTGCGGTTGGCAGCTTCACCAGCTTCATCGCTGACCAGCCCTCTCGCATCGGTGAGAGCATTCTGATCTCGCGATCCTCAGGGGAGCCGCAACTGCAGTTCAAGCGTGGGGATATCAACGACGCATGGGCGTTAGGCCGCCTGACCCCAGATGGTAGTGGCACGAAGTTCCGGATTATGCACGGCCTGAACGAAGTCGTCGGCATCCAGAACGACAACAAGGCTGTGTTCAATTACCCGGTGAGGGCGAAAGCGTTCCAGGCGGACTCCTACACTGTCGCGCAGCTATCGGCGGGCATCTCCGGACAGACGGTCGGCATGAGCGTGTATTGCTCGAATGAGTCCGGAGGCGCCATCCCGGCTTTCTTCGACGGTACGAATTGGCGCCGCATGTCCGACCGCGCGATCGTCAGCTGAGCCGTGTGAAGGTGTCTGCTGCGGTCTATCTGGCGATGGAAATCGAGCGCCGTTCGCTCAAGCCATAGCCTCTGCTTTCTGAGCTGTTTCTTCAAGAAACTTCAGGTAGAGCGCAGCGATGTAGATTGGATCGTTGTTGGCCAATGGCTTCCCTCGATGCTCTTTGGGGACCGGAAACTCTAGATCATGCCGATCATCAATGATTGGTCTAAGCTTCGGTCCGCCGAAGGACCGTTCGATGCTCGGCATCTTCCCTAAAGGAGTGGAGATCTTCCCTTGAAAGTAGCTGTTTGGGTCGAGCCACAGCATGGGATCGCTGAGGTTGAAGGTGCCGTTGAGGATTACGGTCTCGCCTTTGCGGCCGATTATCACCCGACTGGGGACATTCTCCGCAATATCGTGGACTTGATGCTCCTCCGCGTTTCTGGCCTGAAATATGTACTGCAGGAGAGGGTCCTCACGGGTTTCTCGTTTCAGCGCGCCGTACCATTGGCGCCCTTGTGGCGTGGTCTTGGAGCCCGCCTCTAGGATGTGAACAACGCCGCCTGAGTGGATCAGGAAGTCCGACCAGGCTGATGCGAAATCGTCATAAGAGCGCGCAGCCCGGCATGCAGCCAAGCTATGCTTGGTCTTCAGAAGGCGGGCGCGAAGTTTCTTCAGTGCCTTTTTCTCGAAATGACCTGACAAACTACACCCTCTCTTAACTCGTTCCCGGTCGGACATCGCGCTGCTTGTTGCCGGTGACAATGCCTACGATGTCGAGAAAGGAAGGCGAGGGCGAGGAAGAGTCAACCGGACGCGTGCGTCAGAACGCCGCCAGAACTGAAGCATGTGCCAACTACGCCCTCTCTGCGCGCGGGGGTACGCCCGCGAGGGATCGAGGTCTCACCTTCGGCCGCCGTTGAGCGACCGGTTTAAACCCGGCCAAGCGTCTGTCTTTCAAAATTCGTTTGCTGCACCTTTTCGTGGCGCACACTGAAAGAACTCATGGCGCGCTACA